ATTCCAAAAACGCAAGTCGTGGACAAAACGCCTACAAACAGCCCTATAGAGGACAAGGTAGGAATTAACCTTCTTTTAATAAGAGATACATTCACTGATGAATCTACTATTGGTGAACTGTTTGTAAATGGTGAAAGATTTTGTGACACCTTAGAGTTACCATATAGAGATAATAAAAAAAGCATATCATGTATACCTTCAGGCAATTATAAGGTAAGAATGAGATACCCTAGAGAAAGTGCAACTAGAGATTATTTGCACCTATTAGTAAAAGATGTAAAAGACCGTTCATTTATATTATTCCACAGAGGTAATACAGCTAAAGATACACAGGGTTGCATCCTAGTAGGACAGGGAAGTCAACAAGACATTGTTTACAATTCAACTTTAGCAATGGATTTACTTATGAAAGAAATAATAAATTTGGGTGGCGAGAATATTAATTTAATAATCAAAAATAGATAATATGAAATTTTTAGAAAAATTCCTGATTGGCAAAATGTTACAATCAAAGAAATTTTGGTACGCCGTAAGTTCTGTAATCGTACCTGCAATTGTAAAGTTTTTAGGCGTTGATATTGAAACTGCTCAGAACCTTTACTACGCTTTATTAACCTTAGTTGTTGGGCAAGGTATAGCAGACATTGCAAAAAAATAATAGATATAGATTAAAGCCGCATGAAATTGTGGCACTAAAAAAAATGCGAGAAACCGAGACTAGAAATGTTCTAGTTATCGGTGACTTGCATGAACCTTTTTGCCTAGAAGGTTACCGAGATTGGTGCTTAGAGCAATACGACACCTATAATTGCACGCAGACAGTTCTAATAGGAGATATAATCGACAATCATTACAGTAGTTACCATGAAACATCAGCTGATGGAATGGGCGGCTTAGAAGAGCTTGAATTGGCTATTAGTAAAATTGCTAAATGGTATGAAGCTTTTGATGAAGTTGGTACAAAAGTTATTATAGGTAATCATGACCGAATTATAATGCGTAAAGCACAAACATCTGCAATACCATCTAAATGGATAAAATCTTACAAAGAAGTTCTAGGCACTCCAAATTGGGATTTTGTTGAAAGGTTTGAACAAGACAATGTACAATATATCCATGGCGAGGGTGGTACGGCTAGAACAAAATGTCGTGCTGACATGATGAACACAGTACAAGGACACCTACATACTCAAGCCTACACAGAGCACTATGTTGGAAAGAAGTTTAGAGTTTACGGAACTCAAGTTGGTTGCGGGATAAATCACAAATCTTATGCAATGGCATACGCTAAATACGGTAAACGACCTGCAGTTGGTTGTGCCGTTATCTTAAACAATGGTAAAACACCCCTGAATCTTTTAATGCCTTTATAATGACAGAAAAACAAATAAACACAAGACTATTCATATTGTATATGCTAATTATAATATCTGTTTTGTTCTTTAGTTTATAGAATTATAACTAGTAAATATCTTTCTTAACACCTTAATTGTTAATAACTTTGTAAGTAAAGTTGTAAGTAACTTAATGTTTTTTATATCTTTGTACTATATTAATCAATAAAAAACTAAAAATGAAAATTACTAGCAAAAAAACAGGTCACACTTTCTACCTAAGTAAAAAAGA